AAGTTCTGAATATGAATCACAGGTTTTAAATGTTGTGGATCATCGTAAATTGGATTATCATTTTTGTGAATCGTTTGTTAGACTGTTATGGGAAGAACAACGATATGAGGATGTATTTCCAGCATTGTATAAAGACTCAAACAAGTTTAGTCATCTGTTTAAATAATTCACTTACCAACCATCAATATTCGGTGGTTGGTATTTTTTTACGCTTTTTTAAGGAGAAAGGAACGAATTATAATGGCTAAATTTAATATTGAAGTGGAACTGGACTGGGTAGACGAGGAAAGCGGATACACAATTGATGAAGAAATTAAAGAACAGGTTGTAAGTGGTGTGAAAGATGCACTTCTTAGAAAAGCAACAGATGAAGCAGTGCAGAGAGTGGATAAGGCTATTGCAGATAAGATTCTTGAAGCAGAAGAAACAATTCAAGATACTGTAGACAAATTTGTTAAGACTGTATCTGAAGAAAAGATTGCAGAGATTATGATTCCTGTAAAAGAAGATTCTTGGAGTAGCAAAGTAGCATATATACCGTTGTCTGAATATGTAGGAAAGCGGTTTGGATTGTTTCTTACAGAGAAGAGATACGATAGAGACGGACACGCTACAAGTTATTCCAGCGAAAGAAAGCTATCTGCTGCCGATCTCATTACGAGACAATATTTGGAAAAAGAACTTGGTACAAAAGTAGAAAATATGATTGCTACTGCAAAAAGAGAAGTGGAAGAAAGTCTTGTGAAGTCACTGGAACAGAAGTTGAAAGAGAATCTTGCGAAAGAAACGATCGAGAGAATGAATATCCCTGATGTCTTGAAGAGATTTAGTGAGATGGCGCTTGAAGATAAAACGGAATAGATGGATGGAGAATAAAGATGAAAATTGTAAAAGGTAAAGAACAGGAATATAAAGACTGGTATGAAAAAAACAGTGATCCATACGGTAGAGCGTGTTTTACATATGCTGAAAGATGGGCCGGAATGATGGAAGAGAAGATAGAAGCATCAGAAGATGATGAAATGAAAGTTATTGTTGAAAATGCAAAGCAGCTGAGCTATGAAGCGGATAAAGAGGGAATTACAGGATTTATGTACGGAGCAGCTGTCAGTATTCTTTCTCAATGTTGGGAATACGGAGAATGTCTAAGAAAATGGCACAACAAAGATTATGGATATGACGGTGACGGTGTTGTAAATCCGGCAATTATAACTGTTTGATTGAAAAGGAGATCAAAGATGAAGAAGGAATCACTGATTCATAAAATCTTGAGGAAACTTGGTTTCATCAAAGACATTGAGGATGATAGGAAATTGAAAATGGAGATGTGCGAAAGAGCAATAAGAGCAAATGTATGTCCTGAGGATTGCGACATTTGCGCATGGGATACGAAAGGTGGAGTTAGTTATGAGAATCATTAGTCAGAATGGTCAAATAGATTTGCCGTATAATAGAATAATGCTCTGCGTGGAAGGAGTGCTTGTTACTGCAAGAAATGACGGAAACCAATATCTGATTGGGAAATATTTCACTGAAGAGAAAGCAATCAAGGCTATGGAAATGTGCAGAGAAAAGTATCTTTCAAGAATGGAGCTTGATGGTGGCTATGACACTGTAAATGGTTGCTATGTACAACCTAATTACTGGGTATTGCCTAGAGTGTTTCAGTTTCCAAAAGACGAGGAGGTAGAATAAATGCGATACACAGAATATCATGCCGGGAAAGCAGTAATCAAGGACAGGAGCTTGCTGGCTGATGCTATGGAGAAGTTAGCGAAACTTGAGGATAAAGAAAAGTGCGGAGAATGGATTGACGCTGTAGAGCTTGCGAAAATAGCTATTACATTGGAAAGAAATAGACCACAATCCCCAATGAGTTTTGGTGATGGTGCGTACTTGTGTCCTAATTGTAAAAAAAATAATTTTTATTATGGAACAGAAATGCTTCACATGGAAAAGTACTGTAGTTACTGTGGGCAGAGGATGGATTGGAGTGATGAGCAGTGAAAAGAAGCACAGACAGAAGAAGATGCCCGGCAGAGGTGAGAGCAAATTTGCAGAACCATTATGGTGAACTCACTGATATGGTTACAGATCCGAAAGCCAGCAAAGACTTTCACCGTCCGGCATACCAAGCAGGCAAGCTGATCAAAGCGCAGGGGCAGCAGTTGTGGCATGGAGATGTTACTGGATATATAGCCAGAAAATACAAGATAGGAGATGATACCGATGGAGACAATGACGAAGGAAAGACTGGAAGCGTACAGGAGCAACAAGATGGAGATTCTGGAACTGGATTACGTCCTGAATAATCGCTGGAAATCCGACACGATGATCGGGAATGATGTTGTATTCGATTACAGTACAGGGTATCCGATGCCACAGAGTGTTGTTGGGTTTGATCAGAAGAAGTATGAAAGACTTCAGGATCGTGATCTACGGAGAAAGAAACGCCTGGAGAAAGAGTGCGAAGAGGTAGAGCAGTTCGTGGATGAGATACCGGATAGTCTTACGCGCCGGATATTCAGAAAGTACTATATCGATGGACGTAAAAGCGTGAGGTTAGAGGATATCGCAAAGAAAGTGCATATGAGCAGAAGTGGTGTGGGCAAGAAAATTGATCGGTTTTTGAAAGTGTCCCGTCATTCCCCTGATTCTCATGTACAATAATACTTGAGCCAAAGGCTGAATTCCTGAGGCTCGTCCTCTCTTTGTATAAAACCTAAGAGGCACCTGCACAGTGATGTGTGGGTGCTTTTCTGTTGTATAATGTCGAGATTTGGGATATTATGGAAGCAAAGTTTAACTGAACGGAGGACAAAGAAAATGCCAATCAATGTTGAAGTAAATATTAACACAAATAATTACAATGGTGGAGAGACGCAAATTGAACAAGGCGCTATAGAGAAGTTTACGCGGAAGGCTTTTGATGAAGGATCATATCAAGCATCTGTGAAATTTGAATGTATGCCTGCGGCAATATCACCTAACACAATTTGGATTATAATTTCTAATATTGAACAAGGAGCACATGTTGTAGAAATTGCATTTACTATTGCAAAGATTGCCAAAGAAGTAATAAACCTGTTAGAGAGATGTTCGGGATATGATAAAATAGTTGAGGTTGCTAATGAACTGATTGGAATTACGGATGAAATGACAGATATAGAACTGGAAGGAAAAATATTAGCGATATTGAATGAACAGGAAAAAAAGACAGGAAAAGAAGTTTCGGAAATTATGAAAACCATGTAATGATTAAATTTAAAGCACCCTCCGGGGTGCTTTTCTAATACGACAAAACAAACGAAGGAACGAGAGGTGGTGACGTGACTGATGTAAAAGAACAGATTAAAAATGATTATTTATCTGGTATCCCGCCTAAGAAATTAGCGGGAAAATATGATATCAGTTTGAATACAATAAAGAGTTGGATTAAGCGGTACGGTTGGTCTGAGATAAAGAAACGGGGTGCACTCTCAAATACACGGGGTGCACCTTCTGATGTATCCAGAAAAAGGAAGCAGGGCGGTCAGCCAGGCAACAAGAATGCTGTGGGCGGTGGAGCACCTGAACAGAATAAAAATGCTGAAAAATACGGATTCTTCAGTAAGTATCTTCCGGATGAAACACGGGAGATTTTTTCTGCCATTGAACAGGCAGACCCACTGGATCTGCTATGGCATCAGATACAGATTGCGTATGCAGCTATTGTCAGGGCGCAGCGGATAGCTTATGTCAAGGATCAGGATGATAAGACTATTGAGAAGATAGAAGAAAAGGTTGGCAATGTAATAGGTCAAAAATGGAAAGTGCAGCAGGCATGGGATAAACAGGAAAATTTCCTGAAAGCTCAGGCAAGAGCGCAAGGAGAACTCAGAGCAATGATCAAGCAGTATGATGAGATGCTGCACAAAGACTGGGAAGCTGCAAGTGAAGAACAGAAAGCCAGAATTGAACAGATCCGTACCAACACTGCAAGAATGAGTAGTGGAGATAGTGATATGGATGAAGGAGTGGAGATTATCAATGATGCGCCAGAAGAAACAAGTCAGGATATCGGATATAGTGATTCCGAAGTATCTGCCGATATTTAATAACCGAAATATCAAGCATATCATCCTGACATCTGGTCGTGCCGGGACGAAATCCAGTTATGCAGCTATCAGGTCGGATTATCAACTTGTATCAGATGCCAATGGCTCTGTGGTTGTGCTGCGTAAGCATCATAACAAGCTGCGGAAAACAGTTTACAAGGAGATGCTCCGAGGAATCAACCGTTTGGAGATTCCGAAAAGTAAGTTCCGGATTACAAAGTCTCCAATGGAGATCACTTATAAGAAGTATGGAACAACGATGTATTTTGCCGGATCAGATGGCATTGATGATACGAAAGGTATTATTGATGAGGATAAGCCAATCAAGTTAGTTGTGTTGGATGAGTTGACAGAGTTCTTTGATGATGGTGAGGGAGAGGATGAGTTAAGTAATATCGAAGCTACTTTTGTTCGTGGGAATAAAGGTGGTTTCCAAATGATTTATCTGTATAACCCACCGAAGAATCCAAATGCACAGATTAACCAGTGGTGTAAGAAGATGGAAAAACGTCCTGACTGCGTACATATCCATACAGATTACAGAGATGTACCTGCTGCCTGGCTAGGCCCTGATCTGATTGCTTCTGCCAAGGCAATGGAGGTTGCTGATCCGAAAATGTACAGATGGGTTTGGCTTGGAGAATCAGTAGGAGTAGATGAACTGATTTATTACATGTTCGGAGAAAGGCACAGACAGACACCGGATCCAGATAGAAGATACGACAGAATCTACATTGGTGGTGACTATGGACAGCAGAATGCAACAACATTTCAGGCATTTGGTCTTGATACTTACAGAAAGAAGTTTCCAGGACTTGGAGAGTATTATCACAGTGGTCGAGAGACTGGAAAACAGAAAAGTCCGTCAGAATATGCGCAGGATCTGGTTGAGTTCATGGATGAGTTGCATGAACAGTATGAGAACCGGATCTTTTATATTTTTTTGGATCCATCTGCAAAAGGTCTGGCAGAAGAGGTCAGGAGAGCTACCAGAACCGGACTGGACTATCAGGTGTTTCTGCGGGATGCGGAAAATGATGTGGCGCTTGGAATCAGCCAGGTACAGAAAGCACTGGTATTCGATATCATGTCGATTTCCCCGAAGCAGGAATATGCGGTACAGGAGTTTGGAACCTACGAGTATGATAAGAAATCCATTGAAAAGGGAAAAGAAGTGCCGGTGAAGGAAGCGGATCACTGCATGGATGCCATACGCTATGTGGTTATGGGCGCCTGGAGCAAGATCAAACATTGGCTACCTAAAGATGAAACGCCGGAAGAAATAGACATATGCGATATCAGCAGCAGGGAGGTGAGAGAAGAGGATGAATATCTTTAATTATTTCAGAAAGAAGGGAATCGATACGGTAGATGCTTCATTCTATCGTAAGATTGATGAGTGGATCAGCTGGTACAATTCCAATGTCCGGCAGTTTACATTTTACAAGGTATATACCGGACGCGGTACAAGTAAACGATGCCGCAGAAAGAGCATGGGAATGGCAAAGAAGCTGTCTGAAGACATTGCAGATCTGCTTCTGAACGAGAGAGTTATGATTACACTGGAAGACGAAGCAACACAGGAATTTGTGCAGAAGGTTCTAGATAATAATCATTTTCTGGTTATGGGAAATGATTACCAGGAACGGAAGGCGTATTCTGGAACAGTGGCGTATATTCCTTATCTGTATAATGCGATTGTACAGGAAGACGGAACGATATCGGCAGGGGAGATTGGGATCAACTATGTGGATGCCAAGAACATTTATCCGGTCAGTTGGAATAATGGAGAGGTTACGGAGTGTATTTTTACGTTCGTGCATACAGTCCGCCAGAAGAAATACGTGCAGATCCAGTTCCATCAGATTGAAGAAAAGGGAATGTATGTGATTGAGAACAGCGTTCTGGAATGCACAAAAGGCAGTACGGAATGGCGAGAGCTGACAGAACAGGAATGGAAACAGCTGAAACCATTTACAAATCTGGCAGCCAGAACCGAGACCGGATCCACAGAACCACAGTTTGTTATTGACAGACTGAATATCACAAACAATGCAGCTGAGTGCAATCCAATGGGAATTGCGATTTTTGCAAATGCAATCGATACTCTGAAAAAGCTGGACATGGAATTTGATTCTTACTGCAACGAGTTTGATCTTGGAAGAAAAAGAATCTTTGTTGCTCCGGAAATGCTGACGAACGAAGATGGATCTCCAACCTTTGATCCAGATGACAGCGTGTTCTATTCGCTTCCGGAAGATTACGATAAGAACCAGACTGGTCTGATCAAAGAAGTGGACATGAGTCTTCGGGTAGAGCAGCACAGCAAGGCAATCAAGGATGATCTGAATTATCTGTCTCTGAAATGTGGATTCGGAACAGAAAGATACCGGTTTGATGGGGCAGGAGTAAAGACTGCGACAGAGATCATTTCTGAGAACTCAGATATGTACCGGATGCTGAAAAAGCATGAGACGATTCTGGAAGATGTCCTGGAGCGGCTGATCAGAATCATTATCCGACTCGGGATTGTGACAGGGAACGCACTGGATATAAATACAGATATTGTGATTGCTTTTGACGATTCTATTATCGAGGATAAAGGCGCAGAGCGGCAGCAGGACCGTCAGGATGTCAGCATGGGAGTGATGCGGCATGAAGAATACCGTGCAAAATGGTACGGGGAGACCGTGGAGCAAGCAAGGCAAAATCTACCAGAGCAGAATCAGGTGATGGAATAATATGCGAGATGATTACAAGAATCAGATGGCCAGTAAGATTGCTAGAAGATATCAAGATTTAGAACTCCGAATCATGAAGGATATTGTCCGGCGAATCAAGAAAACCGGAAAGATTACAAGCACAGCAGACTGGCAGATTAACAGATTGCTTATTTTGGGTTATTCTTCAGAAGACATTGAAAAGGAAATTAAGAAAACGCTCGATGCTTCTTATCCAGAAATGTTTGAGTTGTATGATAAGGTAATTGATTGGGAATATGTCAGGAATAAGGACATATATGAACAAATCAACGTAGAGCACATACCATTTGACCAGAACGAGCAACTTAAGCAGATTACAGATGCAATTATTGATCAAAGTTTTGCAGATTTGGAAAATATAACAAATTCGCTTGGTTTTTACTTGGATTATGGAGATGGTAAAAAGGTTATAACACCGCTGGCGCAGGTTTATACAAATTATCTTGATTCAGCATGTTTCGATATTGTAACCGGAGCATTCGATTACAACAGTGTGCTGCGTAGAGTTGTGACTCAGCTCACCAATAGCGGACTTCGACAGATCGATTATTCCTCCGTAAGAGCTAATCGGGTTGACGTAGCTGCAAGGAAAGCTGTCATGACGGCAGTCAGCCAGATTACCGGAAAGATATCAGAGTACAATGCAAAAAAGCTTGGAACAGAATATTTCGAAGTTGAATGGCACGCCGGAGCGCGTCCGACTCATTCTGTGTGGCAGGGAAGAGTTTGGAAGGAAGAACAGTTGTATTCGGTATGCGGTCTTGGAACGGTAACGGGTCTCTTGGGTGCTAACTGTTATCATACATATTATCCGTTCTTTCCTGGTATATCTGAGCGTAATTGGTCTGATGATTGGTTGGATGCAAAGAATAAGGAAGAGGCAGAACCTAAGATGTTTGCAGGCAAGAGATATACTCTGTATGAAGCAAAGCAGAGACAGCGTCAGATGGAGACAGCAATGCGAGCACAGCGCGAAAAAGTGCAGCTGCTGCAGCATGGGGGCGCAGATCCGCAGGAAGTAATGCTTATGAAAGCAAAATACCAAGGTCAGCTTAATGAATATGCTAAATTTTCTAAAAAGATGAAACTGGAACAGGAACGTGAGAGAATATATCTTGATATGCGTGGAAGAATAGCAACTAATTCGGAGCAACAGAATTCTATGTTTCCACCGGAGATGATTCAAAATGCATCAAGTGATATTGCTCAGTATAAGAAATACAGGGAAATTTTGGGAGATTCTATCGGATCACTTGTAAAGTTTGGTCAGTTAAAATATAATGATAGTGAGAAATGGGAAAAGGTTCAAAGCAAATTTTTCACATATCTTGAGATTGACAAGAAAGATTGGTCTCAAGAGTTCAAGATTAAATCCAAACAAGCATATGATAGATTCAGAGAGCAAGGAGAAGAATTATCAGTTCATGCTTTGAGTCGATTGCCAAGATTGAATAAGCCAGGATATGAAGTGATTCACGAAAAAGATGTTCTCGAGCTGGTAAAAACAAAGTCGAATTATTCTGAAGGAGAAGAAAAAATAATTTGGTTCAGTCCAAGCAAACAGCTTGTAGTTATAAAAAATAAAAACTCTGGTGATATAGTTAGTATTGTTCGGAGAAAAAACAAGAAGGAAGGATGGACAGATGCAGGTTTTTAGAAAATATATGAATTATATAAAGGATTTTCTTGAAAATACTCCAGAAGATATATATGAGTTTTCTATTATCCTTGAAGATGCGTTAGTTGATGAGTATGATGCAATGCATGCGGAACAGCCGAGAGCAACTGAAATATTGGCAGAAGAAACCCCGGACATTTGCGCATCAGCAGAACCGGGGATGAAACCAAAAGAAATTGAAGAATTCAAACGTAAATTGGAAATTGAATACAACAAAGCATTAAACGCAGTTGTGTAGCTACCACCAGTCAATATGGCCGGTGGTATTTTTGTACTCGTTTTCAGGAGGTGATCCAGTGATTGAAATAAGAATAGCTTCAAATAGTATCCACATGACGGGACATGCCTGCCGGAAAGGTGCAGACGGCATTGACAGGGTGTGTGCCGGAGTATCTGCACTTACCTGTAATCTGATCAATTCGCTCAGAGACCTGACGGGAGACCGGATCAGAGCCGATACTGGAAGTGGAATAACGAGGATCGAGTGGGAGCAGCTCTCAGATAAAGGGAAGCTCCTGATTGATTCGTGGGTTCTTGGGTTGACGGATATCAACCGGGAATATAATTGCATAACATTTTTGTAAGAGACATCCTTTGGGATGTTTTTCTTATGCCCAAAACGTGAAGGCGTGAAAAGCTCGAGAGCCTGTCGAGGCAAAACGGAGGTAAGTACGATGTACAAAAAAAGAATGATGTTACAGCTCTTTGAAGACGGCGCAGGAGCTGGCTCTGGTGGACAGGGCGGAAATGCCGGGACTGGAAACGGCAGCCAGGGATCTGCTGGAAATGCATCCGGAGCACATGGAACCGGAACATATACTTATGAACAGTTGGAAGAAATTGCAAGTTCACGAGCCAAGAAGTCTGAAAGAGTTGCATTGGCGAACTTCTTCAGGGGTCAGGGCATGACAGAAGAGGAAGTTACCCAGGCAATTACTAAATTTAAAATAGACAGAGCTGCGAATCAGCCCAATGTGGCACAGCTGCAGCAGGATCTGGAAGATTCAAGAAATGAAGTCCAGCAGATGAAGAACGAGAAGTTCTTATCCGGCAAAGGTGTCAAGGCTGATGATCTGGACTATGTGACTTACAAGGTTTCCAAAATGGTAGATGACAAAACGACATTTGAAAAGGCAGCAGAGAAGTTTTTAGAGGAGAATCCGAAATTTGCCGGTGGAGGTTCTTACCGGATTGCAGATTCTTCTGCGGGCAATTCTTCAAATGGTTCCGGTGGGAACATGAACGCTTCCATCAATGACCGGATCAGAGCTGCCGCGCGAAGATAACGGAGGTAGAGTAAATGCAGAATAGAAGAATGAATTTAAGATTGTTTGAAACAGATGCAAACATCATTGATCGTACCGGAGCAGAGGCTCTGATTCCAATTCAGGAATCCAATGAGATCATCCAGGGAACAATCGCACAGTCAGCTGTACTGTCAAGGGGCCGTAAGCTGGCAAACATGACAAGCAAGCAGTATAAAATGCCGGTACTGGATATGCTGCCGATTGCTTATTTTGTAAATGGTGATAACGGACAGAAGAAAACTACGAAACAGGCATGGGATAAGAAATTTATCACTGCCGAAGAGATTGCAGTTATTGTTCCGATTCCGGAAGCAGTCCTGGATGATTCCGAGTACGACATCTGGGGAGAGGTAAAGCCAAGAGTAACAGAGGCGTTTGGAAAGGTTATCGACAGTGCGGTATTATTTGGTGAAAATAAACCGTCTACATGGAGAGATGATGTGGTTGCAACCGCAACAAAGGCAAATGCTGTTATCACATTAGGAGCGGCTGACAGTCTGTATGACAAGATCATGGCAGAAGACGGAGTGATTGCACACGTTGAAGACTGTGGATACTTTGTGAACGGCCATATGGCAGATATTTCCATGAGAGCTAAACTCAGAGGTCTGAAGAATGCAAACGGAGATCCGTTGTTCAAGCAGGATCTGCAGGGCTCTACCCAGTATGCGCTGGATGGATCACCGATGAATTTCCCGAACAATGGTGCATTTGATAAGTCAAAGGCGCTTATGATTTCCGGAGATTTCTCACAGCTGGTATATTCCATCAGACAGGATATTACTTTCAAGCTGTTTACGGAAGGTGTTGTTCAGAATACAGATGGCACAATCGCATACAACCTGATGCAGAACGATATGGTTGCGCTTCGTGCAGTGATGCGTCTTGGATGGGAAATCCCGAACCCGATCAATTCACTGAAGACAGACAAGACCAAGAGATGTCCGTTTGCAGTTCTGAAATCCGGTGAGTAAGGGAAGGTGATGATCCATGCAGGTCACGTATGGATATTATGCAGACGAATATGGAGGAAGAACCATTCCGGAACAGGACTTTCGAAAAGCCGAAAGGCAGGCGGAAGCCTATATCCGGCATTTGACTTATGTGAAAGGTGATATCTTTGCTGTGGAAAATGACGCGGTAAAAGATGCTGTTTGCGCTGCAGCAGAGGTTTATTACAAATACAATGCACAGCAGCAGTCAGAAACCCCGTTGGTGAAGTCAGAAAATAATGACGGATACAGTGTCACTTATGTTACAGAGCAGACGGATGGAAAGACAGCAGAAGAGATTGTGAAGAAAAAGGTATATGATGCGGTATATCCTTATCTTCTTCCTACTGGATGGCTGTCAAGAAAGGTGGGGATGCGTTGTGATCACAAATATGGATGTGACTGTTTATAACAGGAAATACGATGAGACCACTCGTTTTGATACCTGGTCCCGGACAGTCTTGCACGGCGTTCATGTTTATGTAGATCATAAGACCGCAGTTTCAGATAACGGTCTGAACAGTGCGGAAGTCTATAAGATCCGTATTCCTGCGGATATTCCAGAAGCAGATCAGTATCTCCCGCCGGAAGAGTATGCCTGTTGTGGAGGCTTCGGAAACTGGACTATACAGAACGGGGATCAGATCGTGCTCGGTGAGTGCTGTCAGGAGATTGAGAAGCCGGCGGATTTGAAAAAGCTGTTCCAGAGGCATTGCAAGGTGACAAGCTGGTCAGATAACCGGTTTGGGACGCTTCCACATTGGAGAATCGGAGGTGAGTAAGATGGCAGGAAAGAAAGAATTCCGGATCACAACTCCGAGAGGCAGCGTATTTACGGTGACTGGCAAGAATGGTTCTACCACGGCACGGCTGGAATGGGCTCCGGGATTCGCACAGAAAAAAGCGGAGGGATTTTCAAGGGCGCAGGCATTTGTAGATTCCGAGTGTCTGCGCTACATGAATCCATTGACACCGAGAAGAACCGGGATGCTGATTAAGTCCGGGACGCTTGGTACAGTGGTTGGTTCTGGTTCCATTGAATATCTTGCTCCGTATGCCCGCCGGCAGTATTATGAGCATAAAACTAAGGCAAGATGGTTTGAAACAATGAAAGCGAGCCATAAAGATGCCATAAGGGAAGGAGCTGAGAAACTTGCCGGACAGTAAACGGAAACCGATTATTGATAGTATCCGGGAGTATGTAAGGACTTATCCAGATATCGATAACCGGAAGATCAATATTGATTATCTTGGTGATGGAATGGAATATTCCATTGATCCAATCGGCGTAGATCCTATCTATAAGAGATATGTGGACGGGAGCTGTCTGAAGCAGTTCCAGTTCGCTCTGATAAGTAAGGAAGCCTACGATGGGGACGCCAGAACCGGTATTGCCAACAGTGGGTTTTATCAGAACTTTGAAGAGTGGATAGAACAGAATAACCTGAATGATATTGTTCCGGAGCTGGACGGGCACGATGCTATCAGGGTAGAAGTGCTGCAGTCCGGCTATTTATTTAGTGCAGAGGTCGATCTGGGACGGTATCAGATGATATGCAGATTGATTTATAAGTAAGGAGTGTGAAGAAATGGCAAGTGAAAAAATGTTAGTTGGCAGACATAAGAGAGTGGCTTTTATGGATGCTGACGGATCAGGAAAGACATTTACCAGAATGACGGGATTTACCTCTCTGTCAGATGGAAAGAACTCAACAGAATACAGCCGGCAGTATGTGGATGAGGCGTCTGAAAGAAGTGACGTAGTCGGTTATGCGCCGGCAATCGATTACGAATTTGACCGGTATACCAATGATCCGGTACATGAAAAGATTGCAGCAATTACTGACGATGAGATTCTCGGAACAGAAGCGCAGGTTGATATTGTGGTGGTAGATCTGTTTGAACAGAAGACATCGGAAACAACTTGTACTGCACGAAAGAGAACATGGAGTGTAATTCCGGATACAGAAGGGGACGGTACGGATGCCCTGATTTACAAAGGCAGCTTTAAAGCGGCCGGAGAAATCACAAAGGGTACTGCAACCACCACAGACGGATGGGGGACCTGTACATTCACTGCTGGCGGAGAATAAAGAAGAAATGGGAGAGTGAGCCTATGAGCCTTTGGAAATTTGGAGATTTTGAAGCAGACGTGGATTTCACGGATGCGGATTTTTTAGATGCGATCGATGAAGCGAAAGCAGCAATGCATGAAGCGGAGCAGAATGTTCCGGTAGTCGGAAAAAACAGTGATATCATCCGTGCACAGTGTGCTTGCTTTTATGTGTTCTTCGACACCCTTTTTGGTGAGGGGGCAGGGGAGAGAATTCTTTGCGGAAAGAACAGTATCAAACTGTGCAATGAGGCGTCCGAGTCATTATTGGATTTTGAAACAGCAGAAGCAAAGGCGCTGGACAGCAAATACAATAAGTATATGCCAAACCAGAACGTTACGCAGCAGTTTCCTAATCCACAGCCACAGTCAAGCGGAAACCGTCAGCAGAGAAGAAACTACCAGAAACAGTATGGTAAGGGAAAATATTCCAATACCGGAAGGTAGCAGAGCATGAATATTTTATATGAGCAGTTTCCGGAAGAAGTCAAGGTGAACGGGGAGTACTACCCGATCGTGACAGATTTCCGTGAATGGATCCGTTTTACGGAGCTGGTTGAAGACGACTCGGTTCCGTGGCGGATCAAATGTGGACTTCTGTTGCAGTGGTATCTGGATCAGGTTCCGGAAGATATTGAAGCTGCAATTTATGCACTCGGAGATTTCCTGATGTGCAAAAGGATGTACCAGGATGATCCGGAAGATGAAGAGGAAGGGCAGCAGAAAAGTGGGAAGCCGGTATTTTCTTTTTCGGAAGATGCCGGCTGCATTTATGCAGCGTTCCGGGAGGCATATGGAATCGACCTGCAGCAGATTGATTATATGCACTGGTGGGAGTTCCGGAGCTTGTTTGACTGGTTGCCGGATGGTACAGAGATTAAACAACGGATTATGTATCGTTCGATTGATCCTGGAACAATCCGGGACAAGGACGAACGTAAACGGATCAAGAAGATCCAGAGAGCTGTTGCACTGAAAAAGAAACAGCGAAAGCTTGATGATTATGAGATTGGAGATATGTTCTCATGATGGAAATTAAAATACCGACACGGCGTGAGTGGTATCCGTGTCCGTACTGCGGTCAGCATCTGCTTGTTTATGCAGATACTGCAGTGTGCAGCGGACTGTATGTAAAATGTCGCAAATGCCGACGGGAGGTGGAGATAAAAATTAAGAATTAAGCACTTGTGAGCCCCTGAGCCGTGCTATCAGAAAGGATGATAGTATGGCAGATGGATATTTGAATTTTGATACCAAAATCAATGAGAGTGGGTTCAATGAAGGCATAAATAAGCTTGGAAGTCTTGGAAAAAGTGGCTTATCTGTAGTCAGCAAGGCAATGACCGGAGCTGTTGCAGCTGTAGGAACTGGAGCAGCGGCGATTGTAAAGTCTTCCCTTGGTGTAGTCGCCAATATGGAGCAGCAGGTCGGTGGCGTAGAGACACTATTTAAAGATAGTGCCAAGACAGTGATCAGGAACGCAAACAATGCGTTCAAAACAGCACAGCTTTCTGCTAATGATTACATGTCAACGGTTACAAGCTTTTCAGCATCATTACTACAGGGCTTAGGCGGAGATACTGCAAAGGCTGCAGAGATAGCAGATATGGCGATCATTGATATGGCAGACAATGCCAATAAGATGGGTACGAATATGCAGGATATCCAGAATGCCTATCAGGGCTTTGCAAAGCAGAATTACACAATGTTGGATAACCTTAAATTAGGTTACGGCGGTACACAGTCGGAAATGATCCGATTGATCAATGATTCCGGTATCTTAAATGAAAAGATAGAAGATCTGGATAATGTAACGTTTGACCAGATGATTCAGGCAATTCACAAAGTCCAGCAAAATCTCGGAATCACAGGAACTTCCGCAAAAGAAGCCTCTACAACGATTGAAGGTTCTGTTAATTCTGCTAAAGCCGCCTGGGAAAATTTTGAAGCCGGTGTAATCAGTGCGAACGACCTGGTTGACACATTCTGGACAGCGGCAAAGAATATCTTAAATAATCTTGGTCAAATGATCCCGCGTCTGGGAAAGACCGGAATGGATGTGGTGGAATCCTTATCCGGAAAAATCGGTGAAGCGGTTCCGCAATTAAAGGGACTTACAGATAGTGTCGGAAAATTAGCAGATAAGTTAAAGAACATGAGCACGGATGAGCTCATGAATCTTGGCAAGACTGCAGCAGTGCTTGCAGGAGCCGGACCGGTTATCTCATTATTCGGATCACAGATCGGTAATGTACAGTCAGCCGTATCCGGATTCAGCGGACTTACAACTGGCGTTTTATCTGAACTTGGAAAACTTCCGGGAGAATTTAAAAATGCTGCAAAATCGGCAACGGACTTTAAGAAAGATTTCGGAGGAAGTCTTAAAGGCTTAGGCAGTGCTATAACTGGACCGTTCCAAGTGCTGACACCGAAGCTTTCAAGTTCTGTCGGAAAAATCGGCAAGGTCGTTTCCAGTGTTCCGGGGAAAATTGGTGGGGCAGTCGGCAAAATCGGTTCTGCAATCGCATCAAAAATCCCCAGAATTACAAGCGCGTTTTCACTACTTGGAGATACTGCCGGTTATCTGGGAGCATGGGGCGGACAGATTGGTTCTGCTTTGCAGGGAGTTCTTGGAACAGTAGCCGGCTTTATTCCGTCATTTGTAGGGTTGATGAATTTCGGTGCAGTTGCAGCCGTTGTGGTAGCCGGTCTTGGACTGGTTTACAGTCAGTTTGGTACACAGATTGACCAGATCCTGCTTCTGGTGCAGACCAAAGGACCGGAGATCATATCTAACTTTGGAGCAGGAATCACAGCAGCACTTCCGGGACTGATTTCATCAGGTGCAACCCTGATCCTGGGATTGATGAATGCGATTACGGCAAATCTACCACCGCTCATTTCCGTAGGCGCAAGCATCATAGCAACTCTGGTAAGCAGCCTGGGCGCACAACTTCCGCAGTTAATTCCGGTAGCGGTACAGATGATCCTGACTCTGGTTGAGTCGCTGATCAGTAATCTTCCGCAGCTAATAACTTCCGGATTACAGTTAATGGAAGGCTTGGCACAGGGAATTGCAAACGCGATTCCGCAGGTGGCAGCGAAAGCACCGGTTATCATCGGCAAGCTGGCATCTACGATTATCACGAATTTGCCACAGATCTTGCAGACAGGTGTGAAGATTATCACTCAGCTTGCTGTAGGACTGGTACAGGGAATCCCTTCCTTACTCGGAAAGATTCCGTCTATGATAAGTCAGATCAAGAATGCATTTACCAGTGTAAACTGGGGCAGTGTTGGCCTGAATATTATAAAAGGTATCGCAAGCGGAATTGCCGGAGCTGTCGGACATCTTATTGATGCGGCTGTTTCTGCTGCAGGTAGCGCGCTGGATGCGATTAAATCAAAGCTTGGCATCCACTCACCATCGAGAGTATTCCGTGATCAGGTTGGTAAGATGATGGCTCTCGGTATGGGAATTGGATTTGAGAAGAATATTCCAGTCGGATCCATGAGCGCCGGAGTGAAAAAAGCAGTCCAGAGCTTGCAGAAGAGCGTACAGCTTAGCACTTCGGTAAATCCGGATAGATCTGTCGGCGGCATAAAGAACGACCCAACCTTTGGAGGACAGGGCTTCGACTATGACAGATTTGAGAATATTCAGAGAAGAATTGCGAAATTAAACAACAAGCCGATATTCCTTGACAGCAAGCGAATAGACAGGCCATTACCGAAAGGAGCAGTACCACAGGTATGATTGTGTATTATGAAAATGTAAATGGTGAAAAACTGAATCTCTTAAAAGCTCCTTTTAGAACCACGAAAACCGACTGGTTCGATGCGGACTGGTCGGAGTCATCGGAAGGATATGAGAAGACTGTAACGCTTGACGTATTTGGAAAGCGGGAAGAATTTCAGAAAAATATGGAACAATTATATCGGATCATTGCGGTTGATGCAGAAAGTGATTCCTATGGCAGATTATATGTAAATGGAGCTTATTTACGATGCAGGATATTAAAATCGGCAAAGGAAGGATGGAAAGGTTACGTCTATTCCGAGGTGGAACTTACCTTTCAGGCACCGGAGCTTGTGTGGGTGGTAGAAACTGGAAAACAATTCTTTCCACAGCCCGAAGAAGAGGCAGCTGCAGGTATTGATTTTCCGTATAATCATCCGTTTGACTTTGCAGGAGTGAAGCGCGGGACCGCTGTGTTGGAAGTAGAGCATATTATTCCGAGTGATTTCCAGATGATTATCTACGGACCATGCGTGAATCCAAGAATCTTAATCAATGATTATCCTTATGAGGTATTTGTGACACTGGAACGAAATGAATATCTTGTGATCGACAGCAGATCTTGTAAGGTTATGAGATATTTATCAAATGGAACTGTGCAGAATGCATTTAATGAGAGAGCGCTGGAACATAGCATATTTGAGAAAATTCCTTCCGGGCTTTTAAATATCAACTGGTCGGGAGACTTTGGTTTTGATCTGACCTTATTTTTGAACAGGAGGGAGCCGCCGTGGTAACACTGGCAGATAAGAATCTACATGAGATTGGATATGTGAAAGATGCTAATTTTACTGCAGATGTGAATGGAGAGTACGAGTTTTCAGTTCAGATCGCAAGATCAAACTGGTATCCGGAATTGAACTTTTCCAGTTATATATACATTGTTGGTACAGAATATGGTGGAATTATCGGTGAGATCCTGACGGACACCACACTTGATTATGTGGAAGTGAAAGGGCTCACTTGGCGTGGATTTTTGCAGTACAAAGTGATTGAACCGCCGACCGGATCAGATTATAAGAAAGTGACCGGAGAATTACATCAGGTCATGAAAACAATGATCGAGCCATTATTTGGCGGCTTGTATGTGGTGTCTTCCAGGAATACAGAAATCACTGTCAGTAATTATCAGTTTGACCGGTATTGTACTTTATTGGAAGGAACCACAAAGATGCTGAAAAGCAAGGAGTACCGGTTAAATATTCAGTTCCTGAGGGAGCAGGGAGAATCGGGATATGTGCTGATAGAAGCGGTTCCTGTTGTGGATTATTCGAAAAAGCTGGAACTGTCGAAGGATATGCAGCTGAATTATACGATGGATGACAAGCGGAATGGAGTAACCCATCTGATCGTAACAGGAAAAGGTGAATTACAGGAAAGAAATGTGTTTCATCTGTATGTGCAAAAGGATGGCAGCATTGGTAAGGAAAAATATTATACCGGGCTGGATGAAATCACGGAGGTGTACGAAAATACATCAACGGAGACGGATGAACTTGAGAAAAATGCAATTGAACGACTTCAGGACCGAATGAATAAGAAGACATTCAAAATGGATGTTGCAAGTCTTGGACTTCAGGTCGGTATTGGAGATATCGTAGGAGGCAGAGATTACCTGACCGGGATGTATATGTCAAAGCCTGTAAAGAACATCATCTATGAAATCACAAATGATGTAGAATCAATTACTTATAAATTGGAAGGAGAAGATGAAGAATGAAAATTGTATCTGGAAGAACCGGATCACCCCATGTGACTTCGCAGCAGTTCCGGCAGATGCTGGAAGGAATACTGGGACAGGACAGTTATATTCTCACGAGCGGAGAAAACTTAAAGCCGGAATTGAGTTCCAATAATCTGCTCAAGATCCGGAGCGGGATGATGTGCCATCATGGATGTATTTCCTGTGTGGAAATCGGAACTTATGATGAGGTCACTCTGACGAATGGATCACATGGAATGCAGAGAATTGACCTCGTGGTAAACCGGTATACCAGGAATACGGAGACAGAGGTTGAAAAATGCGAATGGAAGGTGATCACCGGGACAGCAAAGGCGAGCAGCCCAGCAGTTCCGACATATACGAAGGGCAATCTTCAGGAGGGAGATCTTGTAGATGAGTGTCCGGTATTTGAAATTCACTACAATGGAATCAATGTTACGGAGGTGAAGAGCCTGTTGAGTGTAGCGGGATCACTTGCTGAATTAAATGGAAAATTAGAAGAAAAGAGGTATAGCATATCACAAGGAGGATCGCTTGCTATAAGAAACCAGCGTATCACAAAAAAGAATAATCGAGTTTCTATTGAGGCTGGGTTATATACAACTGGCCTTGGAAATGCCAATACTCGATATAACGGTGGATCAATTCCGGCTGAAATAGCACCGCCTGGAAGTGGAGCATTTCCTGCAATTGTAACGAAAGATAATTGGACACTTATAGGCATCGGATGTGTAATCATAGAAACGAATGGTGCTATAACTTATCAGATTAACTCTCCATTTCAGAAAGATACCTATATATGGTTAGATGTGTCCTATGATTTGTAGAAATTAATAACCTATAGCAATCCATCTACATTCAGCACCTGTTATTGCTGTTAAATTGCATATGAAACACAGAAACATGATTCAGAGAAAGGAAAAGCTATGAAAATTATATTCAATGATAGTCAGGAGCTAACCGTGCAGGATGCATCTATCCAGGCTGATGGAGGTCTTCTGGTCAAAACAATCTCAGCAACGGAGGAGCAGATCAAAGCAATTTTTTCAGACTCCATGACAACAAAGAAGATGACAGTCCAAGAGCGGGGAGCAGAACTTGCATGTTATGAGAACTATACGAAGTTTGATGCTGTCGTAAAGTATACAGCAGGGATTCTTGGAATTGTCATGTATCAGGAAGAACAGGCACCGGAAGATCGAATCAAGGCACTTGAGAAGGAAAAAAATGAGATACAGGAGAAAATTAACCAGTTGGAAGATTGCATCTTGGAGATGTCAGAACAGGTATATCAGTAATGGTAACTCTATTAACAAATCTATTCATATTACTACAAAACAACGGAGGAAAAGAAATGATGGCAATGTTATGGGCACAGCAGATTATGTTAGGAAAGAAGACTTACGCACAGGTCCCGAGACTCTTAAAGGACAAGGTAAAAGAAATCTTGGAAGATTCCGGAATGGGAGAGCTTGCAAACGATAAATAGTGAGGCGGTGATTATATGATAAGAGGAACTACACCGACACTTGAGTTTACTCTGCCGTTTGAAGTAGATCTGATTGCAGAGGCGTATGTTACGATATCACAGAATCAATCAGTGGTGATTGATAAGAGCTTGTCGGAGCTTACGTGCGCAGGAAAAACACTGACTGTTAAGTTATCGCAAGAGGACACATTAAAACTGCAGCAATCGGAGTTCAAAACAGCGGAAGTGCAGATACGTGTGCGAATGAAGAGCGGAGATGCGCTGGCATCCGATATCATGAGATTGTATGTAGGGCGGATTCTGAAGGAAGGTGTGATTTAATGAGACTAGAGGTATCATTTCGTGTGTTGAATAAAAATCTGGATGTCGATTTTTCTGCAAAGGATAAAAAACTAAACGCAGAATTTCAATGTTTTCAGCGTATCACTGAGCAGGGGGATGTTGATTACTACGATGGTTCCTACACGGTCACGCCAAAAGTCGAAAAACAAGAGCTTGCGACACGTCAAAAGTTTCTGACAGAAAATGTAAAAATAAAAGAAATTCCATTCTTCGAGGTGTCGAACCTTGAAGGTGGACAGACTGTGTTTATTGGAAAGGAATTGTAAAATATGAGTATTAATAAAGTAGTGTATGGCGGGGAGATATTGATTGACTTAACAGGCGATACTGTGACTGCGGATAAGCTGTTGAGCGGTATCACGGCACATGGAAAAGACGGAGAATTGGTCACAGGAGCGTGTACGTTTGACGTAAATTCTAATGATGCCACTGCCGCAGTTGCAGAGATTTTAAAAGGCAAAACAGCTTACGCAAGAGGTACAAAGCTTGTCGGCACGATGCCAAACAATGGAGCTGCGACAGGCAAAATAATCACAAAAGATGGTGCGTATATAATTCCGCAAGGATATCATGATGGGTCAGGAAAAGTATCTATTGATGCGACAGAGCAAGCAAAGATTATTGCACAGAACATTCGTGAAGGTGTAACAATTCTTGGTGTTGAAGGTAGTATGTCTGGAAATGAAGGTGTAAAAGCACAGGCTAAGACAGTCACTCCGTCAAGCGCACAACAGACCATTCTGCCGGATACCGGATATACGCATCTGTCACAGGTTACAGTGGAAAAGATTCCGTATGTGGAATCAGAAAACTCTGCGGGTGGAACTACAGTAACGATTGGGTAGGGGGGATTAAACATGGCAGTAAATAAAGTAGAATATGCAGGTAAGGTATTACTTGATTTGACGGAGGACACAGTAACAGAAGAACATCTTTTAGAGGGTGCTGTGGCTCATGATAAAACTGGTGCAAAAATAGTTGGTTCGCTGATTAATCTTTCAGAAGACACTGTAGCACCAGAAAATCTGCTGGCTGGTGCTACAGCTCATGATAGTAGTGGACAGCGAATTGTTGGAACGATGAAACAGTCAAGCGGAATCGACACATCAGATGCTACGGCATTATCAGAGGACATTGTATCAGGGAAGACAGCTTATGTTGACGGAGAAAAAGTCACTGGAAGTATGGCATCGCTTACGGGAAGCAAGCCTACAGTTGGTAATGGACGAGTTACTATGAGTAAATATAATGGAGATCTTTGCATAACTCTTAACAGCGTTTCTCTTGACAAGGCATCAGCCTACCTAAAAAAGGGAGGCAGCTTTACACTTTATGGCAATGGCTCGTTAGGTGACTACTTCGGTGACGCAATGCCAGAAGATGTGCGAAAAGGTAAGAGGTTCACATCCAAGGATGGTGTTGCTACCGGAACAATGGAAGTAGATAGTGGAGGTTCTGGTGTACAGGTAAAAACCGGAACAACATCATCTCCTACTATCAATACTGGCTTGTCTAAGATTGATAAGCTGATAATCTATGCTGATAAAATCACATCAGTAGGTGTTGTTACTGCTGTGTATTCCGCAGGAAAAGCAAAGGTGACATTCTGTGGTGATTACAGCGTGTACTCAAAACCTTGTGGAATCACAGATAGATCTGGTTTTAGCGCGTCTGGTGGTACATTCTCTTGGACAGAATCAGTGAAAGAATATAAATTCATGAATAATGCTACCTATAATTGGATTGCTATTGGAAGCTAAAACAAAATCAGAACTATAAGTATTTAAGGAGAATGGTGATGGAATATGTAGGCAGAGAAGAGCATGCAGAGTTCGCCAAAAGAATTGATGATGAGCAGCACAGGCAGAATAGACGGATTGAGCTGTTAGAGGAATCTGTAAAACAGAATACAGCTCTTACGGTATCTGTTGAGAAGCTTGCGAATAATATGGAAAGTATGGAAAATGAACAGGCGAAACAAGGCGAGAGACTAGAAGCCTTAGAGGGCAGAGACGGAGAAATGTGGAGAACAGTAGTTAAATATGTTCTCTCAGCAGTCATCGGACTTGTGGTCGGAGTGGTAGCAGCACAGATTGGATTAAAATGATAAGG